TCTTCAAGACTACACCATCACGAGCAAATTCTGCATCACGAGAAACTACTGATTCAACTCCACCACGAACACCATTGATAAGCATCTGACGGTTACCGACGATGAGCAATGCGTTTCCTGTTGGTGAATCTGTTGCTGCTGCTGAAGTTGCAGCACCGTATGAAACTACCAATGGATATCCAAATAGAGATCCTGGTGTTCCTGCTAGTGGATCTGGTAGAACTAGGTCAGAGTTACCCTTGACCATTCCACGGATTTCCTTAAGCATCTTTGGGTGAGCCATCCATACTGTGTTGGCTGCATCAAACTTAGATGAATCTTCAACAATACCAAGAGCGTTGTTGATGTCATCAAATGAAAGTGCTCCACCAGTTTGGATTAGGTTTGCTCCTGCAGATCCTGGTGATACTGCACGATATAGAGATGTGAACGGCTGACCGTCATCTCCGTCTGCTGCTGCATGTACGCCAAGGCAAGCATTGTCAAACTTACGAGCCCAACGAGATGCCCATTCACGCTTGTAAACTGAAAGTGTGTCAACGAGTGAATCGTTTACATCTTCCTCTGAGATATGCATCAATTGTGCATACTTTCTTGCTGTCAATACGATTTCGTCTAGAGTTGGATTTGATGCAGGAATTTCTGCGCCTTCTGCTACCACTTGTGGTGCATCTCCAACAAAACGAGGAACTGACTTTGTGCGAGAAGCCATTGCTTCACGACGGGCAAAACGCTCTACAGCAGAATTAGCGATAAGATCCTGAATTACTGTGGACCCCTGCTCTTCTAGGATGTAGCCGTTAGCCTCTGTTAAATCAACACGACTAATTGTCATTTTATCCTCCTATGGATATATAGTTTATTATTTTTTTGAATCGTCTAATTCAATATGATTATAGGGCAAGCGTCCACTCATCCCAATAAGTCTATTGTACCATTTGATTACAATTTACCCAATATTTTAGCAGCCTGAAGTTGAGTTGCGGTATATTGAGTGCTAACACTTGCCTTTACAGCAGTATCTGCCTGACCACCAACACGAAGTTTAGGATCAAAGATTTCTGGAAGATCCTCCTGAAGTTGTTTAAATTGATCGTCAAACCCAACAACCTCAAAATTCTCATCAAACTCAAACTTCGTCAAGTCCATAAACTTAAGAAGTCTTCGTGGTTCTTTAACTCCTTCAGCAGATATTTTTTGTAAAACCTTCTCATGTAGTAGTTTTCCACTAAACTCTGCTATCTTTTGATTAGTGCTATTTAGATCAACTTCAAGTTGTTCTTTTTGCTCCCTGAACTTTTTAGCATCAGATTTTGCACGATCTAAAGCAGCAAGAACTGCCTTTGGATCATTTAGAGTTGCCTCTTCATTTGTTGCTTCAATTGTTACTTCTTCTGTGTTATTCGTTTCCAATTTCGCCTCCTGTGGCTTCCATCATTACATTATTTGTATTTGTGTTTTGAGATAAACTAGTTAATGATTGTTCTGTTGCTGCTATTTCTCTAGCAACTTCCAAATCATAACCCATTTCAATTAGAACTTGCTCAAGAGATACGCCAACTACACGCTTCTTTACAGCAACTTCCCAAGCATCTAAACTATCAATGCTTTCAATATCTTTCCATCTAACCTGAATGTTTGGCTCAGCAGCATTTTCCATTTTTAGAATAAATCTAAACATGTCTGCCCAAGTTGAACCAAAAGTAATTTGACGATCCTTTACCTTTGCAATCAGTGGTGATTCTGCAGTTCTTAGAGATTCTCCAGAAGGAATACTTCCTGTCTTTTCAAAATAGTGAAGTGGTGTGTTAGTAATAGATGCCATTGCACGAACAAAGTCTCTAACTGGTTCTGTAAAGACCTTGTGATCAGCAGGAGAGAATTCTCCAACCTTGTCAACGCCCTTAAGATACCAAAGTTCTCCTGGTCCGTTCTTTAACTTGCCAATGTTTTCTGCATCTGTTCCTGTCTCATCAAAGTCTTCAAACTCAGAAGAGTTTCCTGAACCACCAAGAGCATAACGCTGTGGTGCTCCTTGATAATCAACAGTAATCATATGTGTTGTCATTAACTTGTTGATTGCATCTTGTGGTCCGTAAGCATCTGTGTGTTCTGGACGACCATACTGCTTAGATGTACGGAAATGGAACACTGGAACTTCATTCCAAGGGTTTTCTACTACAGAAACTGGTAAGAATCCGTTAGCAGAAACAATATTTATAACTTCTCCAGGCATTGTGTACTTTTCAATGCGATCTGGATAGTACATGTTTAAATGTGATGTTTTCTTTGTGTAATCTAAAGGATCTTCTGATTGCCATAACTTAGCAGCAAATCTCTTGACTCTTGGATTCTCATCATCATAAACCATCACAGTTGTAAGTGGTGAATTGTAATCTACTGTGGTGTTTCCGTTAACATCTGTCCAAACAATTGCATAGCAATCACCATAAACCAGTGCACGACGGTGAATTTCATCTGCATCAATCTGCAAATCATTCATTTGCCAGATATCGTTAATTTTTGCGTTTGCCTCTTCTGTGTTTGCTGTTATATTAGCAATTTCTAGACGATTAAGAACTGAATCTACTACAGTTCTAGCAAAGTTAAATCTAAAGTTGTTTCTTACGCTTCCTAATACTTGTAGCCAACGGTTATTTGAGAAAACTTCTAAATTAGTTCCCTCGTAATATTCCTCAGCAACCAAATAGGTATTTCTTCTATCTACTATTGTATCAATAGCCTTTTTAATATCAGACATTTTGTCTCCTTAAATAATTTATTTGTGTTGTTTCTAGTTTTACTGCTTTGTTATCTAAAAAGTACAAAACGCCAGAAACAACTGCATCAAGTACATCCTCATGTGAAACTTTTGGAAAAGCCCACATCTGTTCTTCCAATGTTGGGAAATGTGCAATATGTCTGACTTTTCCCTGTTGATAGAAATTTAAAGCCTTACCAGCACGAATCTGCTTTGATAGACTTTGGTTTTTTGATCTATATTTTGCGGGGACTGATTTAAATACATCTTTCCATAAGTCTCCACCTTGGTTTACTTCAACATAAAGTACACCAACATCAAACTTCTCTACCAGGTAGCCAACTCTATCTGCTATTTCTGATGGAGACATCTTTACTTGCTCTGCGTGTCTTACATAGATATTTGAGTTGCCAAGAGCATCTACGCCTCTGGACAAAACTGCAATACCTGTATAGTCAGAGATCTTATTCTTTGTAACTGCTGGGTCAATGGATATAATAGTGTTTCCGTAATCCGATAACTCTTCAATAATAATGTCTTCGTTGGTCCAGAACATGCCATCTGTGTTGACTGGACGGTTCATATAGTTCTTCGCAAAGTCTCTTAGGTGGCGTTGTGAGTTAAGCCATTCCAAAGGCCATTTCTCAGGCCATACAGACCTTTCTGAGCCATCATCATTAGGCATAATGGCTGGATAGTAATGGACATCTACATTCTGGTCTGAAATCCAAGATAACTCAGGGTCATCATAGCCTTCGCCGTATTTACGGAACTGATCCATAACAGAGTTAGGCATTGTGGTCGTTCCTACAAAAATCATACGAGCATAGATGTTCATAGGCGCAATATCGTCAAATACAGTGTTTTTCTGTCGTCCTGCCTGGTATTCAGAGTAGTTCTTTTCGCCTTTCTCAATATCATCTAGAATAATGAGGTCTGGACGCTGCCCAAAGACCTTCTTTCCTAGCGAGTTAGTGTCAATACCATTAGCATCAAATATAAAATCATTGCTCTGAATAATACGCCAAGAGTTAGAAGCCATGGCACGGCCAGACGAGTTAACCATCTTAGGCTTGCAAAGTTCAGGATAGTCTTCAATAAGGTAGCCATTTGTCTCCAATTCATTTTTAAAGGACATTAGGTGGGTTTCGGCCTGGGATGCAGCGTCTGAGAAAGCGGCGATAAATTTAACATGTCCATGAGCAGCAGCCCACATAGGCAAAATTAGGAAGATCCAGGTAGATTTTCCACATTCTCTTGGTGCTATGAAGGCATCACGGTTTTCTTTAGGGTTTTTCGGTTTGTGGATCCAGGATTTGCCATATTCGGCTAGGTCCTTATGGAATTCAGACAGGGTTATCTCTCCATGGGCGTTCTGAAGGTGGTGAGGTAGATAGATTAGGGCAAAGAGCATAGGATCATACTTGGTTAACTCTATACGGCCATCAGAAAATGTCAAAAGTTCTAATGGAACATTGTCTAAAATATCAGTTGCTAACATTTATCCCTTCTTAGCCAGAATTTCGTAGATATTGTCTACTCGTTCTTCAATCTTTTCTAGCCTCTTACTGTTAATCTCAACTTTATCCTTTATGCTTGAGCCAGAATTAGGTTTGAGTTCTGCTAAGGTTTTGATCATATATCTCATCATTCCAAAGAATCCTCCTGTTATGCCTAAGACTATTACTCCTATTGCAGATATTACCTCTGGTGTCACTTATAACACACCCTAGATTCAAAAATGTGGGAAATATCTTTTGCAGACAGCGAAAAAAAGAAAAAGAAAACAAGTTTTGCATTGGGTACCCGTCCCTTACAAAACCTTACCATATCAAACCTCATTTGTCAAAACCTTCAAACCTTGATTTCTCATAGCCTCATTGCGGGCTTTTGCTTCATTCAATAGATCTATGATTGCAAGGTCTTGTCCATCCTTCTGTCTATTCTCATTGATAACAGTTGACTTACCTTCTATAAGGTTTATGGTTTGTATAGCCTTATGTACAGCATTTGCTAACTTGTTCAAACCATCGCTATCCAATGCATCTTGCATTAGTGCTTCTACACATCTATCCAATACTGCTTGTGCTGCTATTAGTTTTTCTCTATCACTATAGAAGTTTCTCGTATCTACCGCCATTTTTGCGAGGGTGTCAATAGTAGGCAATTCAATATTGCGTTCTACAAACCATTTCTTGGCGGTATGATAAGACTTTGGAAAACCTAGATATCTAAGTGTTGGACCTATTCCCATTTCCTGTGCAGTCTCTATAAAGGTTGTAATTTGTTCTTCTGTATATGTGCTATATCCCACGATATCCTCCTATTAAGGTTTGAGGTTTGGATATTTGGTTTTACGACGCATACTTATGGGAGTTCCCACCAATATAACCATATCTCAAACCTCATCCATCTTCTTTAACAAACCTTCAATCATCTCAATCAGGTTGTCATCCAAACCAATGTCTAATGTCATTTCGGTAGTATTCTCTCTGTCAAAGAATGTGAGGACAAACTTTAAGTTGCCATCTCTATACTCTACTGCTCCTGCATATGGGAATAGTGTCATATCTTCTCTATACCGTCCGAATTTTACCTAGTTTGTACATCATAGCAATTGTATCATTAAAATGCGGTGAAGGAGTAAAAAGAGGTGACTAAAAACTCCTCCACCACAATGGTTGGTAGACCAAGACCTGCAGGACAGGTCGTATATCTATTATAGCATGTCAGGTTTTTTTGTCAAGGCTTTCTTCTGTTGTTTAGTTACATAAATAACCCAACAAGGCTTGCAATAACTATGATGTCTATCTGCTCTGTTTTTGTTACGACCAAACTGAGATATTGGTTTCTCTAATGCACAAATACCACAAACCTTAGATTGCCTTATAACTGTTGCTGGCGTTACAGCCCTTTTAGCACTCTTTTCTCTGTCTCTTTCCTTACAGCATGGCTTACAATATGCATATAGGTGATTAATTGTATTTGCAGCATAGTAGTAATGAGTTGCATCTTTAGTTTCCCCGCATCTTGGGCATCGCTTAAACATATATATTTGTCCATTCTTTATTAGCGTGTGTTTTTAGTCTATGGCAATTAGCACACAAACACCAAAGATTATCTCTATTGTTATTTCGTTTATTACCATCTTTGTGATCAACCTCAATTTGCTGAGGTACTTCTGCTATAAAACCACATCTTTCGCAGTAATTCTTCTTATCTTTAATGTTACACCTATTGCAAGTAGAGCATAATACTCCATAGCGTCTTTCACCATCACTACCAATACCAGTGCTTCTAGCGTTTCTTCCACACGGACATAATCTTGGTACTCTTGAACCTGTTGCTTTCATTATACTTGTTCCCCTTTTTCTACCTCTAATATGTCTTGTATTACCTGATGCTCAAAGCCTATGACTTCTGAGGTCCCGTTGCAAACCAGGCAATTCCTATCGCTATCTGTTATCTTAACTGCATTGCATCCTTTGCAATATACAATCTCATATTCTTTATCCATTGTTTATCTCCTTGTTATATACGCCCGAAACGGGCGATTCAGCCAGGAAAGAGTTCAGACTTGTATAATTAAGTACTGCTTTTCCTTGGTTTCTAGTTGATATGTTTATCTTTCTTTTATCTTTATTTATCTTTAGTGTATCAATATTGACTATTACTTCGTCAGATTCGATACATGGCTTAGTCACATTAGGTACATGGACTTCATAACGGTTGTTTTTATATTGATTGTTACCGTGTTTTTTCTTGGTAACTACAAGCCATCCAAGTTCCTGTAGATCTTTAATTATCTTAACTAATGTGTTCCTACTGCCTATCCCAGAATCTTTCATCAATTGTTGCTGATTTGGATAGACATTTTGTCCTCTGGTAGCCAAAGCATAAAGGACAGATTTATAGTGTCCTGAAGGCAGTGTTCTATCATCTCTGATAGCCACCAATACATTTAATTCCATTCGTCACCCTTTCTCTTATAACCTAGTATATCACAAAAAGAGGGACCGTGCAAACCTTTTAACCAAAGAATTCTCCTGTTTCTTCGTCCATTTCTTCCTCATCATATGACTCTGTCTGGGCTAATACTTCTTGAGCATAATCATAGGCTGCTTGCATTATTTGATTTCCTGCCTCACAAATCTCACCCATAAAATCTGAGTATGGATCTGCGCTAACATCGTCCCAGCCATCAGTTGGTGATGCTTGTGCTGCGCTTTCAAATTCTGGTGCAATAGTAGACTCAAACACTGATGTTTGTCCTTCATTAACAATCATAGATTCCATTGTGCTTAAAGCCTCTTGTAAACCTTCATCAATAATTTCTTTTGCATCAAAAATATCTTGAATAAAATCTATAAAACTAAATAAACCCATTTAGAGTGTTCCTTGATATTTAACTGCTCTCATTCTATAACTTTCAACATTATTAAAAGCATTTAAGACTGGTTCTAAACCACTTATTTGCCAAATAGTATCATCAAGAATTAGGTTTCCACTTGAGTCTTTAATCTTTGCAACTAATGATCCTATTGCTATTGGTTGATCAGAACGGATTGTTAACTGTCCCGTTTTTGCCAACCCAGCAGTAAGAGCAATATTGCCAACAAAATAATAATCTACTGAAGATGCAGTGCCAACAGTATTTCTTACAAATTTATAAAATTCTGCAGAATATTTGTGGCGAGTATATGCTAATGGCTTCATATAGTAGTCCAACCTGGATATGTTACAGTTGATTGTATTGGTCCAGTTTTAATTGAACGAGACTTTACAAAAGATAACTTAGAACATACCATTACAGCCATCGGCGCAATGAATGGTGAAACAGAGTCGCCTGACTTAAATGTTGTTGAAGCGTCATTTTGCATAGTTGTTGAAACTGCCATCTGCTCAAAAACAATATCCTCATTATTAAGCATGTATGCTGATTGATAAGCAACTGCTCTTTTAAGAATTTCTAAATCCTTAGTGTCAGTTACATCAGTTTCAAACTTGCCAACATATGCCTCAATAGCATATTGTGCTCTTTCAACAAGACCAGCATTAACTATCTTGCCTGTAATTGTTTTTACTTGCGTTGTAGTAGCAAACATTTATTTCTCCTTTCTTATTCCGCCAGCCATTGCAGACCTAGATAAGTCATGCTAAGCACTGGAATTTCCTGTAGTGTATATATTTCTTCTTCTTGTTTTGGATATAAATCTGACTGATAATTTGCATTATCTTTGTCTGAGCCAGATCTAATAATACCACTAGATGAGTTTGTTGGTGACTGAATTAAAGGTCCACCACCACCATTTGTTGGTGTTGTTTGTCCAAATTCAGTTAACTCACGAATGTTTATTTTTTGTGGCGATCTATTTAGTCTTGTTGTTGAATATTGCCAGGCTCGTGTTGCAGTTGTTTCATTAACATCTGGTGTTGGCAAAACTTGAATAACAGCCTTGTTGTAATCTTGACGACTAAAGGTATAACCATCTTCAACACAATTTATAAAGATTTTTCCAGTAATTGGTTGTCCATTTAATACTTGATTATTATGTACAATAATTGTTGTTGCATAGTCATCATATTGATTTGCAACAAGACTAGAACCTTGATAAACATTGTTTGCTAATTTAGTTACTGTTGTTCCAACTACAATATCTATAGGATCAACAACCATTAAATCTTTTAATCCTTTACGGTTTAATCCAAATCCTGGCAAGTTTGTATTTTCAGTAACTTCTCTTAATGCAAGACCTGGAATAAAAAATTCATTTCCTTCTTTTAATCCTAACTGACGGTATGCATATTTTGCATGGTATTGCTCATAATCATATGTATTTCCAACATTATAATTAATAAAATCAGTTAAGATATATGTTTCTTTGTTAGTAAGACCAGCAACTTCCGTGGCTACATTATATTTATTATTTCTGTGTGTATCAAAATATTTATCTGCAGTTTCATTAACTTCAAATGGAGTAATTAATGCTGATTGAGAGTCAAATTCTTCAGTCATTTGTGAAACACCTGTAAATTTCTTTACAACGCCAAGATCTATAGCAAGTTTTGGACTTGAAACATAAAGACTTGCTCCTTGTGCACAAACATTTCGTAATGATTTAATAAAATTATCATACATGATTTTAACTTCAAAGTCTGAATATCCTACAAGGCTTTCTTTTATTTCTTCGCTTGTTTCTGGATAATTCATAAAGACTATTAGGTCGTAAGAATTAATATTAATATCTTGTTGTAAATCAATAAATCTTTCAATTCCTTTTTCATTAGTCCATCTGTTTGTAAAGATAGGCTGAGTGTTTATATTGTCAGAATTTGGGTTGTACTCAAGTTGAATCCATTTTTGATCATCCAACAATGAATCTATATCTGATTCTAATGTCCAAGATGTATCTTTAAACTGTCCGTCAGTAACTCTGACTACTCCGTTATTAATTTGGAATGGTGAAGAAGCATTTACTGCTCTAGTTAAAGGCTTATTTAGACCATTAAATACATAAATTCCGTTATCTCTTTTGCTAAATTGATTTGTCAACAAAATTCTGTCGCTATTTTCTAATTTAACTCCACCAATAAGTAAATTGTTATAAGCATAAGTAGTAAACTTATTAGTTCCTGTAGGATTGTATTCTGGATTGTAAATACTATCAATGTAATCGTATTCATCATATGCTGGTTCATCATTTAAATCAAGAGGATTGTATTGTCTAACTTCTGGAAGAACATTAATTTCTCTATTTAATATACCAGTAACTGTAGAATCATTGTAATAAGTATCAACACCTGGACCCCATAGAATAAGGTTTGATGTTATTGCTGCTCTTACATCTTCTAATACTGTTATTGATTTTGAGTTTGCAACATCAATATTATTTACTTCTGTTTTAGAGTTTTTAATTTTATGTGTAACAGAATAAGAATCTACAACAAAATTATTATCTAGTTCAATTCCGTCTTTTGCTTTATCATTAATTAAATTATTCCAAAACAATTTTAGGGCTTTTTTCTTGTTTGCATTTACAGTAGGATTAACCATTTCTGCATTTACATTATAAACAGTTGCCAATTGTTTTTCATATCCACGCCAAAGTCTTAGTCTTTGCTGAATTTCAAATTTATTTAAACAATAATTTACTCCATAAACAACTGTATGAAAAGATCCTTTAAAAGCATTTGTTCTTGCAGCATCGCTATAAGTTCCTCTAATTATAACTGATGGAATTTCATTTATTCCAATTGTTGTATCAAAATCGTCAAATGTAATTACTCCATTAATAACAGCATCTTTTTTATTTCTATCTCCAGTATTCCAACCATTTTCAATAACTCCGTCATAGGAAATAGCCAACAATGGATTCATTAACATCCATTCAAGGATTGGAAAAAAGATATTTTTATTGTTTATATAGTCAGTAGTTCTAAAGTCTAGTTCTCCATCAACCCAGATTTCAATAAACTTTTTATTAAACTTTAATCCACGCTCTCTTAAAGTTCCTGGTCTTCCAATATTTACTACAACATGATGCCATTTATCATCTGCAACATTTAGGTTTCCAGTAATTTCAAAATCATCTTCATGATTAATAAGATTATCTTTATATTTAAGGTTTACTTTTCCATTTTTTAAATTAATAGAAAAGGTTTTGTTTGTAACATTTTCTTCTTGAATATAAGCATAATCTGAACTAATTACAACTGGTTCTTTTGCAAGTACGGTTGCTGAAGCATTTAATTCAGCAGTTACACCTTCTGGCATTAATGTCTGAAATAAATCAGAATTTCCATATGCAATTATTGAATTTTGCTTGTTTGTTTTAAAAGTAAATTCGTAATAACCAGATCTTTCGGTTTTAATTTTACTACTTCCAGCATTTTGATAAGAGTTTCTAGAATAAGAACTAAGAGAAAGCATAGCATCTTCATTAAATTCTGGAACAAATCCTTTTTGATCAAAAGTTAATGTTTTAGGGTAATCACTTTCATATGTTTCTCTAGTTATTAGTCCTTTATTATAAAAATATGGAACTAAATCTCCACCAGCACCACTTGCACTAGGGTATCCACTATCATCAAATATTTTGTTATCCCAATATTTACGAATAGAAGAAGTAAATCCGCCAAAAGTATAATCACCAAGAACATAAGGATCACTTAAATCGTATGCAGATCTGACAGAAAGAGGTGCAACGCCTTTTCTCGCCTCAAAAATATCATAATTTAGGAATGTATTTTGTTCTGATCTTCCTGGCAAATCGTTTGGAATTATTTCTTTCATTATAGTATCTCCATGTCCTTATAGATTTTTTGATTTCTTGCAACAATTCTTAGATATTTTACATATGGTGATAACTCACTTAGTTCATAACGAATTCCATTTGTAGATACAGAGATTCCATAATCGTCTGTAGGAAGAATAAATGGATTAGGTCTATTAACTAAAGTAATACTAGCAAGCATTGGGCCACCAGATCTAGTAATTTCAGCACCAGCACTATTAAATATTGCTGTAACAACAAAAACATCAGCATTAATTATTCTATCTTCAAATACTCTTGCATCGCCAGCATTAGCAGATGCGGTCAAAACAGTAGCACTTGTTACAAGATTACGGACAGCAGTTATTCCTGGCTGTACTAGGCTCGCAGAGGCTGTCAATGGTGCTGTAGAAAGAATAGATGATGTTGAAAACGCTGGCATTACTAATTCACCTGATGCAATAAATGGCTCAGCAACAACTATCTTATTATTCTTATCTGGCATAGCATTATAAAGATTTGTTACTTGAGTTTGAGTAATTGAGTTCTTATCCCAATAGACTTCATCAATAATTAATTTAGTAGTTGTTGGCTGAACTGGAAGTGCAGTTGATCCAAACGGAGTAATCAAGCATCCAATAGACAGTCTTGCACGGTTATTTGCTTCATCATTTGGTCCTGAGTCTGCTGTGGCTGCGTTAGTTGTAGTTCCTGTGTATGCTCCAAGATTAATTGTACTCTTAAGGACGGCATCAACATAAAGTTTAACTACATTATTATTTGGGTTTGTGTGATTAAAGTCAATTACTACAAAGTGACGCTGATAATCAAATAAATTTAAAGCAGTTGTATCTTGCTCAACAAATGTTCCAGAGCCATTGTTAAACTGCATGTGCAATTTGTCCTGGTACTGATAAAGAACAACATGCTGATTATCCTTGTAACCATTAAGGTTCCACAATACTCTTAGTCCTGTTGTTGAATTGTCATCTAATGCTCTTTGGAACCAGAATGCTGAATGATAAGAGTTTTGACCAGTGCCCCAGGAATCATTCCATTCTGATTCATTTAAAATTACTCCATCAGTTATATATGAAGATCCCGTTGTTTTTACAGACTTACCATTGATTCCAAGGTCTGGGTTAACAACTGTTCCACCAATAGTTGTAGGTATAACTGAGTAGTCGTTGTCAGTTCCGTAATCTAGTGTTCCATCTGCTGCGTCAAAAGTTACATAACGATATGGAGCAATGTTTGTTTGTACATATTGATAATAAAGATCATTCAAGAAATATGCTTCAGGTCTTTCTGCATAAGCAATTGCTGGATCTGCATTAATTGTCCAACCGTAAAATACTGTTACATTTGTATTTAAAGCAGATGCTGTCATTATGTCTGCAGATATTGATTTATTTCTTACTGCTAAAACTGAAGGGTCTACCAAAAGGGTTGTTGCCGTGGCTGGAGTTTCTGTAATAATAGCATTATCAATTGCAATAACAGCATGATTTCCTGATTCAACATCTGAATCCATTACTGTTGCAACATGTGTAAAATTAGGACTTAATGTTGATATAAAGTTGTAGTGATTAATAATCTGAGAATTTGTAAGTGCTTGTGAATAAATTGCTACTTCATCTATTCCTTGCTGATTAAATGATGCTGTTGCTGTTCCAAAAGTAGTAATATAGTCAGATCCAAGAACTATAGAAGTATTAGTAGTACTTGTCCAATCAGTATAATTATATTGTTCTGTAATATATCTGCTTCCATTGATCCAAAGTTCTGCTCGTCTTTTACCAGGAGTTCCATCATCAAATGACTGAACAACAACATGTGACCAGTTGTTAGCAGAAAAAGGTGTACTAGTTCTGTTTATTTCAAAAGTATTAAATGTTCCTGTTTCTGAATTTTGAATTTGAAATCTTACTTTTGGCACAGTATTTGGTTGAGGAAATGGATTTTGTACTTGTGGAACAAGAGCAAATCTTATTGGGCCTCTAACAAAAAATAAAGTTGGGTCACTTACATTATTAGGAAGAATATTAGGCTTTATCCAGGCTTCCCAAGCAAATGTGCCAGTTGATACAAGTTCGTGGAAGGATTCTGCATTTGTTGGAGTTGTAAATTGAAATCTTTTATCTGAAGAACTAAATTGGTTATCTGATTCACCATACCAAGATTTTCCTTCTCCAACAAGGTTTAAATTATTTCCAAGATCTCTGAGAGTACCAAGTCCATTATCTTTGGTAAATGTTCCAGTTTGGTATCCACTATTTGTTGGAAAACCTTTACCATCATAAATATATAGATATGGATTTAATTGTTTTACTAAAGAATAATAGTTTGCCTCAACATTTGCAGTTCCATCTGGCATAGTTGCAGATGCTGTCATTGGATTTACTGCTACAAATGGATTTACTAGCAATGCTGTTGCAGTTAATGGTTCACTAGAATAAGAGTCATCAATTGCAGTGCTTACAATTATATTGTCACCAATAATTGTTGATGCTTCCAAAATTTCTGTTATTACATTATTTACATTTTTAACTGCAGCAACAACAACATTTTGTCTAAATTCTGCAGAAACAACAATAGATGTTGTAACTTGAACATTATCATTTGCAACAATAACAATAGTTGGTTCTTGCATAAGCGCACTTGCTGTTGCTGGTGTTTCTATTTTATTTACATTAGTTGATATTGCTGATTCAACGATTAATGCAGTCGCAGTTGCTGGAGTTTCATTTATTGTTATATTTACTGGAGCAGGCAAAGAACCCGCAGTCCAGATTTCTGCTATCTGTGTTGGACCAATGACTGAGGTTGATGCATAATACCAATTTGATATATTTACTGAAAAAGTATCCGTAGTGGTTGGATCTCCCCATAGCAGTACATTTGCATTTGCATTTTGCATATTTGTTCTAGTTGCTTTTAATTCATTGTTTATGTAAAGATTTAAATTTGTTCCTGTTTTTGTTATAGCAAAATAATACCAAGTATTAGTATCTGCTGTTACATCTGTTACAGTAGTTGTATTTGTAGCATTAATTGAAAATCTATTTGGTGTTGCATGAGCACCACCAGTAATAAAAACAGCAAATCCATGTGTTGCAGTAGAACCAATATTAAAAAGTGGCGCAGAAACATCTGATGTACTAGTTGTCTTAAATTGAGTTACTTTTGCCCAGAAACCAATAGAGTAGTCTCCGTCACCAGACAATGTTGGTAGGACTCCACCATTATTTCTTACACGACAAGCATTTGTCGTATCGCTTGTAAATTTCCAAGAGCCACTTCCTCCAAGTGGACCAACTGTTGATTCATAAACAGGATTTCTGCCACCAATTGACCAATATGCAGATGTGTAATCTTGTAAAGTTCCAGTTTGTGTTGGTGGCATTGCAACTGCAAAATCAAACTCAATGCCGTTTTCTATTGCGTAACTATTTATTTTACTATTTAATGTTGATGCCATAAAAAAAGACTACGCCTGTTACAGCGTAGCCATTCCTCCTGTCAATGATAGTTCTGGATTAACCCCAGATAGACTGTGGCCATTGATAGATGGAGTTGCAAGAGAGAAGCAGGTCCAAGTTGAGCGGAGATTTAGGCTATGGACAGCCTTGATTTCTACCTTAACGGTAGGCTCAACTATATTTGCGGTAAGCCCAATAGTTAGTGGACCTGCTTCTACTCTAGCGTTCATTATGCTACTGTGATCCTTACGATTCCTGTAGCGTCCCAGGTAATTGTGAAGTTACCATTTGATGATGACTGATCTGAACCGAAGTCAACATATCCAATTAATGGACGAGTTGCGTTAGTTGCAGGTGAAGCATCATAGATGACTGCATAACGAGCAGTAATTGTTGATGAAGACCAAGTTGTGTCATCAGCGTCAAGTGTAATTACATTTGTTGCTGAGTTGTATGAATTGGTCTTGTTAGCAAGAGTGTTTCCACCTGCTGTGTAGCCTGTACCAGATACTTCATGAGTAACAACATCGTCTAGATAGTTGTGTACATCCTGATCTGGTGTGTAGGCGTTAGTTAGAAGTGCTACCTTGATAGTGTCTGTATCCCAGTCAATCTCTTTGTTAAGAGCCTGTGAAAGGAACTGTCCGTATAGTTTTGATGGCATGTTCTATTCCTCCCCTTACGCTGTCTTCTCAACGATTGCGAATGCGTCTGCATCTGCAACTGCGAATCCACGACGGATGCGAGTCTTCAAGACTACACCATCACGAGCAAATTCTGCATCACGAGAAACTACTGATTCAACTCCACCACGAACACCATTGATAAGCATCTGACGGTTACCGACGATGAGCAATGCGTTTCCTGTTGGTGA